GCGATCAGGCGGGCGTTGGCTTCCGCCTCCTCCGCCGGTTCATCTGCCACGCCAAATGCGTTTGCGACAAGTCTCGTGGGGCTTTGAATGACATACCTGTACTGCAAGTTATCATTGTAGCCTGAGCGGCCAAGCGTCCATGGCCCTGGTGTATGTTTCACATCAACCTCCTATTCTATGCCAGCCCTTGCGCACCAACACGGCGCGGGCGTTTCTGTACATGCTGCGGTGGACAAGAATTTCACCGCGCGTACCTGTGCCAATATCGACTTGATAATCAGCACTCTCTAAATCACGTCTCAGGTCTAAATCGTTGCCCCGCACCGTCGCGAACAAAAACCATTTATCCGAAGCCGCGTAGTCGTATGTGATATATTCGGGTTTCACAAAGCGGCACCATCAAATTGACGTACCGAATGCTTAATGTCCGCCAGCAGGTCGGACGCCCATCCGACGAATACATTAACGCGCGACTGACCACCATATTTAGGTCGCTGCCACACATGCACACTGCCGTCGCGTTTGATGACAACACGCTCGACATTGTGTTGATTGTGACGGGCGTTAATGAGCGCGATGATGATTCTACGCTGTGCTCTGGTCATTGTCTCATTCTCCTAGCTGTTGTCGTTGCCTAGTGCGCGGTATATAGAAACGCTGCGGTTTTCTCGCCGGCGGCGTCATTGTAAACGTCGTATTCAGCGACAAGCGCGCCCTCGTTCAAAAGATACTCCGCCACGGCTTCGGAGAGCTCTTGCCCTTCATCGGCCCCAACGTTGTATTCTTGTGCAATATCTTTCGCGGTACCCTCATAAAATTCGCAACATAGGGCTATCACATCAAGCTTGATGGGTACGCCTTGCGCTGCCGCCAGCTCGTTAAGATGCTCGTACAGCGCTTTCCGGCCCTCGTAACTGTATTGATCCGTGCGGCCCATGCGCTCGAACGCATCATGGAAGGCGGATTCATTTATTTGTTGATAGATATAAGACATCGTTCATTCTCCTCTGAGTGTTATGTTACGCCACAAAAGCGGTTTTTTCGGTTGTGGTGCTTACCGGGGGTTCATTCTCCTTTCTTGTTGTGGTTAAGCGGCAAATAAACTCAAAGCGAGCGATTTGACCTCGCCGCACATGACGGCATAAGACTTCGGACGATTCACCCATTTTTCATCGTTACTGGCGAGGGCTTGCAAGTAAAAACGCTTGCCGTTTTCGGTGCGGCTCACACTTACCGGACCAAATCCGTCTTTTCGTATAAATACGCGCTCCTGACCGGTCAGGTCGCTAAGATACACGCCGTTTTTCGCGACCCTGTATATCCCGTTCGCAGTCCCATCAGATTCGAACAGCGTTTTCACTGCATCTGCTGCTGACCTTGTATATTTTTTTCCGTATAACGTGATCATTCTCTAACCCTCAACCTGTTTCAGCCAGTCAGCCATGGCGGCTTTATGGCGGGCGGCAAGGATTATTTTCCGTAATATCCTAGTCATCGTGTTAACCTTTCATGACCGGCCCCTGATCGGACCGTGTGCACATAATGTCCATTATTTTCCAGATTGTCAAGCGGTATTTTCCACTCAGTCAAAAAAAAATTCGGATTGTCATAATGCAGCACGATAAGTTATTGTTTTTATTGACTTGAGCCGCGAATTGTGACGTTTGTGACAGTCGAGGGGTCTTTCATCGTCGCTAAAAATTCGCATTGTCACGGTTAATCAAACCCAACATACACTCACAACCACATGGCATCCACTCGCCCATTTTGTCAGCATACAATTCAACCCATTGTTTTTTCTAGTCATATATCTAAAACTAAGATTATGGGTGGAGGATTCTTAGAAAGTTCACGGTTGTCGTGATAGTGTAATGCCGTGAAGGTTATGTTAAAATCAGCCTGAATAAAGTCCTAAAAACAAAAAGAAGTCTTTAAAGCCGGTGTTTTGGGTGCATGATCTGTATGCGAGGCTGCCTCATAAGGGATTGCGAGGGCTAAATGTAATGTATTTTCAGATATGCGGCATTACATGCACACAGATTGGAAAATTTGCTGTCACATTTTTCATAATGCATTCATACTGTGGCTGCTGTATCTGTTTGTTTTTATTGGCTTATTTCCAATTAGGATTAAATGTGCTGTGTCATAAAAAAAATTATACGTGTGCAAACAGACGTGTTCCACACGTATAACATAAGTTCACCGACTTGTCAACGGGTGCAACAATATATTCATGCGGCCAGAACCGCGTTTCTGTGGCGCGAAAACCTAAGTCATTGTTTTTATTGGGGCTAAAACGCGAATTGTTTTTCGCATGTGAATAGCTATCACACAACCCATTGTAATCGTTGCCTTTTCGTACGATGGGTATTATGGGAAATCAACCCCCCCCTATCAAATTCAGCGATACACCCCCCACCCCCCCAAGACCCCCTCCCGTCATTTTATATTTATGGGTCCCTCCCGCCCCATATTGTCGGTATTTTTAACCCTGGTTTACAATCTGTAAAATCCTGTTATGATGCGGCTATGAGTTTAAACCGTGACAACATGGCGCGAGTACGAGCTGCGGCTATGCAGGTATTTGAGGACCTGGGTGGTGTGCAGGGTATGTTGGACTGGGCGCGTGAGAATCAGACGGTATTTTATCAGAAGGTGTTACCTGTTTTGGTGAAGCAGGATGGTTCGGATGTGGACCGTGTATCTGGAGCTATGGGTGGTTTAAGGATTAATATCAACATGGACGGCCAGAGTCGGCTGGACATGATGTCCGACACCGTGGGTCCGGTGATTGAGGGTGCTGGGAGTGGTTTGATGGGGCCTGTGTCGCGTCCGAGTGATGAGATGGTTCACGAGGTCCGGTCGTTGGGTGATGTTGTGATTATGGTGGATGAGCCGGGTGCGTAGGATGTGGTGTGTTGGTTTCCGTGGTGTGTGCCGCGTCTAAGAAGTGGAGTGGGTGGTCGTGGAAATAAACTGGACGCCTCCTGGTCCTGTGGCGGCTGCGTTTATGCGCAGTGAGGCGTTTGTGCGTGGTTTGATGGGGCCTGTGGGTTGCGTGTCTGGTGACACGTTAGTGGTGACGGAGTATGGTGTTATTCCCATCTCTGATATAGATCGGCCAATGCGCGTTCTATCGTGGAACGACAAGACAAATCAATTCCAGCTTTCTTGGTGTGGTGGTTCGTTCCCAAAAGGTATTGACTATCTGCACCAAATTTCAACGCCGCACGGAGAATTTGCTGCAAGCGGACATCACCAGACTTACGGCGCACAGCGTAGCTATCGACGGGTTGATGGTCTGGCGTGTGGTGACGTTTTGTTGCGATGCTCAGACGTCCTAGGCGTGACATCCGTTTTGGTTTCCCGGTTATTGTCTGGCGAAGGTGTTCCGCATTCGATTCAAAAAGCCGTAAATTATCTGGGTGATTATGCAGCGTTAGCCCGTCAATATGGTCAACGATTTCTGACGGGAGAAGGTAGCGTCCAAGCTTCTGTTCCATTACGAGGCGGTGTTCGTAAATTAATTTTGTTTGGCGGTTTGTCCTTAGCCGCGCGTATGGGTGATCGTTGGGAGCGGTTACGAGAACGTATCCGTCATGGTCTATCCGCCGTCCTGTGGAGAATTGGTGGTTCTTCTCTCCGTTTTGTGCCCCACAATTGGGTCTTGGAAGGTTTTTCTGAAAAATCACCCTTCGGATATAGCGTGGGGAAACCGGGACCAAGCGGGCTATCTCGGTTGATGTCCGCACTCCATCTGAGAGCTGAATTATCATCTGGGTGTTTTGGTTCATGTGTTGGCTCCATATCCGAAGGGGCCATTAAACGTGTGAGGCGTGAAGCTGTCAAGCGTGCATACTGGGACATGCAGGTTCTTGATACGAATAACTATGTTACTGTTGATGGTACCATCCACCATAACAGTGGCAAGTCGACTGCGTGTGTGTTTGAGATTTTGAAGCGTGCGATGACGATGTCTCCGGGTGTGGATGGCAAGAGGCGGAGTCGTTGGATTGTGGCGCGTAACACGTATCCGGAATTGAAGACGACGACGATTCCGACGTGGCACCAGTGGGTGCCGAGTACGATGGGTCGGTGGATTGGTGAGGGTCCGCCGCGTCACATTATTGAGACGCCGGATCTGGAGATAGAGGTGGTGTTTCTGAGCTTGGACAAGGCGGATGATATTAAGAAGTTGTTGTCGTTCGAGGTGACTGGGATTTGGCTGAACGAGGCGCGTGAGTTACCGTTTAGTGTGTTGGAGGGCGCGTCTAGCCGGGTTGGTCGTTTCACGAAGGGGTTAGCGCCGGGTCAGCAGTCGTCATGGGCGGGTGTGATTATGGACACGAACCCACCGGACACGGACCACTGGTGGTATACGTTGGCGGAGCGTGCGACGGATACGGATCGTCGCCGTGAGATTGTAAATAGTATTTCTGAGACTGAGGATGGTCTGCGGTCGCTGGGGTTACTGGGGCAGGATCAGCCGTTGTATGAGTTTTTCCGGCAGCCCGGCGGTTTGAGTGAGGGTGCGGAGAACGAGGAGGGGCTGGCGAAGGTTCCTGGTGGTCGTAAATCGTATTACATGAAGGCGTCGGCGGGGAAGAGTGATGCCTGGCGTCGGATTTATATTGATGGCGAGTATGGGTATATCCAGGATGGTAAGCCGGTGTACCCTGAGTATAGGGACAGTGAGCACTGTGGGGAGACGGTGATTGCGCCGAGGGTGCCGGTTCACATCGGGATGGATTTTGGTTTAACCCCAGCGGCTGTGTTTGGTCAGCGGATTCCGAGTGGGCAGTGGTTGGTACACAGGGAGCTGGTGAACGACCGTGCGTCACTGGCGGAGTTCGCGCGTCAGATCCTGCGGATGTATAACGATGAGTTTAAGGATTGCCCGATTGGCTCGATTACGGGTGACCCGAGTGGGCAGGCTGGGCAGGCGGGTGATGAGAGTGCGCGGAATGTGTTTGAGATCCTGAAAGCGTCTGGATTGCGTGCGAAACCAGCCCCGTCGAATGACCCGACCTTGCGGATTGAATCTGTGGCGCGGGTCCTGAGGGTGCGGGATGGGTTTAAGATGAACCCGAAATGCCGTGTGTTGCGTAAGGGTTTCATAGGGGCGTATCGATACAGGCGTATGCGCACATCGGGAGATCGGTACGAGGAGAAGCCCGAGAAGAATGATGTGTCTCACGTCCATGATGCTGGTCAGTATATGTTGTTAGGAGCGGGTGAGGGCCGTGTATTGATGCGGGCGGATACTGGTCTGTACATGCCGGATGGAACGAAGTATATTAGGCCGACGCGCGTCCGCACAGAGTACGATGAATTTGGGGGGTAGGATGTCACCGAAAGCACCAAAGGCACAGCCGGTTCCTGTGGTAGATGAGGCGTTTAAGGCGATGCAGGATCAGAACATGTTGATTCGCCGTAAGGGCCGGATGGCGACGTTGATTGCGGGTAAGGGCGGTGCGGCACCGCAGGTGGGGACGAAAACCCTGATGGGTCTGTGATGGGGAACACGGCGGAGTCGATTTTATCCGCGCTGGGGAAGCGCCGGTCTGACCGTGGCACGTTCGAGCAGCACTGGTCTGAGATTGCCGAACGTGTATTACCGCAGGCGGGGTATTTTCAGGGGCAGACGGTAACACCGGGTGAGAAGAAATCCCAGCGCGTATTTGATTCCACTGCGATATTGGCGCTGCCGAGGTTTGCGTCGGCGTGTGAGTCGTTGGTGGTTCCGCGCACGCAGAGGTGGCACGGGTTGGAGACGGGTATACCGGAGCTGGATCGGGATAAATCCGTTCGTGGGTATTTGGAGGATGTGACATCGATCCTGTTTAAGTACAGGTATCAGGCGTCCGCGAATTTTGCCGCGAATAAGAACCAGGAGTTTATGTATATCGGCGCGTTCGGGAACGGGATAACGTATTCCGATTATGACCCGGTGTTCGGTATGTATTACGTTTCGATCCCGTTGCACGAGTTTTATTTTGACGTGGATTATAAAGGCACGGTGGATATGGGGTGGCGGGCGTATAAGCTGACTGCCCGCCAGGCCGCGCAGAAGTTTGGGTTTGATGCGCTGCCGGATCGGATAAAGTTGTCCGCGCAGGAGAAGCCTGGGGATGTGTATGAGTTTGTGCACCACGTCTGTCCGAACCCGAAGGTAGATTTGGAGAAGAAGACGTACGAGTCGTTTCCGTTCCGGTCGTACCACGTTGCGGTGGCGGATCAGAAGATCGTTCGTGAAGGTGGGTACAGGACGTTTCCGTATGCGGTATCGCGGTACTCGGTGATGAATGACGAGGTGTACGCGCGTGGTCCGGCGTCGTTTGTCCTGCCGGATATTAAGATGGCGAACGAGGTGTCGAAAACGATTCTGCGTGCCGCCCACATGGATGTGATGCCGCCGTTGATGGCGACCGAGGACGCCGTGATGCGGGCGTTCGATTTAACGCCGGGTGCGCTGAATTTTGGTGGTCTGGATGCGATGGGGAACGAGGCGATTAAACCGCTGAGGATGAACCCGAATATGCAGACGGCTCAGGTGTTGCTGGAAAATTCGCGTCGGGTGATTAACGACGCGTTTCTGATTACGTTGTTCCAGATCCTGATTGATACGCCCCAGATGACAGCGACGGAAGCGACGTTGCGTGCGCAGGAGAAGGGCGCGTTGCTGGCACCGACGATGGGTCAGTTGCAGGTCGGGTTGGGTGTGCAGATTGAGCGTGAGCTGGAACTATTGGGTAATGCCGGTCGGTTACCGCCCGCACCCCCTGCGTTGATGGAAGCGATGGATGGTGATGTGAATGTTAGGATTATATACACCGCGCCGCTGAATCGTATGATGCGGGCGGAGGATGCCGTCGGTATATCCCAGACGTTTGCGGCGTTGGCCCCGTGGGCGGAGTTGGATCAGGGCGTGTTTGACGTGTTTAACAAGCAGCGTGTCGCGGATATTCTGGCGGATGTAAACGGCGTTCCGGTTGCGGCGCTGAATACGGAAGAGGAAATGGCCGCGCTGGGTGAGGCAAAGGCCGCGCGTGAGCAGGCGAGTATGGCGATCCAGGCGGCACCGGCTGCGGGTGCGTTTGCGAAGGACATGTCAGAGGCACAGGTAAACATGCGGAATGCCCAGGGTGTTGTCTGATGAATATATTGGATAAGGTATTGCAGCGGCACAGATCGATGCGTGCGTGTTTTTGTAATCCTGATGGGTCGTTGACGCGCGATGGCGAACTGGTGTTGAAGTATCTGTCCGCGTATTGCCAGCCGGTTGCGGTGATCGGTAGCGATGGGCGTGTGGATCAAGCGGCGACGATGACACGTATAGGGCGTAATGAAGTACTGAATTATATCTCGAAAGCGCTGTCGGTTGATGAAGCGCGTATCCGTAAAATAGCACAGGAAAACAACGATGACTGATGAAACACCCGTTACTGACACTGCCGCTCCGGCTTGGTACGCCGGTATTGAGGACGCCGAGTTGCGTGGATATGTTGAGAACAAGGGGTGGGATAACCCTGGGCTGGCGGTACAAAACGCGCGTGAGTTGGAGAAATTGCTGGGAGTTAAGGATCAGTTGGTGAAGCTGCCAGATCCAGATGATGCCGACGGCTGGAGCACCGTATATGACCGTCTCGGTCGCCCACAGACACCTGACGAATACGGGCTGGATAAACTGGACGGGTCAGATCCTGAGTTTGCGAAAACTGCGGCGCAGTGGATGCACGAGAACGGGTTGTCAAAGTCGCAGGCGGAGAAGATTGCGGCGCAGTGGAATGGTTATGCGGCGAAGATGCTGGAGCAGCAGAACGAAGAGGCTGCCGCCCGCGCAGCGCAAGAGATGGACTCCCTGAAAAAAGAATGGGGTGTGAATTACGAGGCGCTGATGGCTCAGGGTCGCGCAGCAGTGAACGCGTTTGGGATCGCCGCCGAGGACGTTGCCGCGATTGAGAACACGCTGGGGACAGCGAAGATGATGAAGTTGTTCCAGAGTATTGGTGCTGGGTTGGGTGAGGATAAGTTTATAAAATCAGAAGAGCGCGGTGGTGGTTTTGGCCCGATTTCGCCGGATGCAGCCCGCGCGAAAATTGCAGACCTTACGGCTGACCGTGGTTTTATGGAAAAATACCTATCCGGAGATAGGGCTGCGGTGGAAAAAATGTCGATGTATCATAAAATGTTAAACGGGGAGGGTTGACTTTGTCAGCGAATAGGGAGAATATCCGCTTAGAGCTGGTAAAGTTGTGTCACAAACCAACCCAGGCATCGCACGAAGACGCGTTGGGTTGGGCTAGAGAATACGAGAAATACGTATTTGGTGACACGCTTGATGTTGAAGCGCCTAGGCGGCGCGGTTGGCCGAAATCGGGTAGCGGGGATCAGCAGGCCCTGTCCGATGACACTGAGGAAAGTCTCGGCGAGTGACGCGCGTAGCGTAAGTGTGGTTCCGGTGTTCCGGGTAGACCTCGCGGATAAAAAGATGACCGCACGAGCGGTATTTTCTCAACAATCCGAGAGGGATACACTATGTCTAACAACGTGCCACAGCACTATGAAACGCAATTCACCACAAACATTGAGTTGCTCCAGCAGAAAAAGGGTTCTGTCCTCCTGCCTTACCTCCGTAAGGTTCCTGGTGGTGGTCAGAATATGGCGGTAATTGACCAGGTTGGTTCAGTTGCGGCTCGTGAAGTTACAACCCGTTACGCGGCGATCACGCCTGAGGACGTGCCAGTTGACCGCCGGTGGGTCGCACCGAAGACGTACGACTGGGCAACTTATGTCGATACGTTTGATAAGCTGAAATTGCTGATCGATCCCACATCGATTTATGCCGAAGCCGCCGCAATGGCTATGGGCCGTCAAATCGATACCAACATCACGACTGCGTTTTTCGCGTCAGCTAAAACCGGGGTCGATGGTACCACGACCACGTCGTTCTCGTCCGGTCAGCAAGTCGCCGTCAATACAGGTTCGTCATCCGCTACCGTGTTGAATATGGCGAAGGTCCGCGCCGCCGAGAAACTGTTCTTGTCCAACCACTACACCCCAGCCGACGAACTCATCATGGTTGTCGATGGCGTGCAGATGGCAAATATGAAGGGCGAGTACGAGGCCACAGATGCGACAAACAAGGTTTCGGCCATGTTTGACAGTAATGGTATGATCACCCAGATCGGCATCTTCAAGGTTATCCTCTGCAACAGCTTGCCGTTGGATGGAAGCAGCTACACCCGTATTCCTGTATTCGCCAAAAATGCCATGGCATATGCAGAGTGGATGGGTGTGTCGGCCAAGGTCACTCAGCGTACAGACCTGCGTGGTCAGCCATATCAGATCTACACTGACATGGTGGGTAACGCGACCCGTACCCAAGAGGTCGGCGTTGTTGAGATTAAATGCGTCAATAGCTAAGGAGAGCTGATATGGCTGTAGTAAATACTAAATCGACATTCATCACGAATGCTGATGCCACCCCACAAGTCCCAACGCGGGCGTCAATTGGGGCGGGTAAACTGATGTGCGCCGTTGGTACTGTTGAGATTGCCGCAGCAGACGATGACACGTCCGTTTATCGTTTTGTTCGTGTACCATCAAACGCTGTGATCACATCGATCAAGGTGTTCTGTGACGCGATCACATCAGGCACTAGCTTTGATTGTGGCCTGTACCGCACAGCGAATGATGGTGGGGCCGTGGTTGACGCGGACGCATATGCATCGGCTGTATCGCTGGCGTCTGCAATCACGACAGGTACTGAAATCAGGTTTGAGGCCGCCGACATCGCAAACATCGAAAAACGGGTGTGGGAAGATGCAGCTGCAACGGCTGACACAAAGTATGACTACGACATCTGCTTGACAGCGAACACGGTCGGCTCTGCGGCTGGCACTGTTTCTCTCCAAGTTGTGTACATGGTTGCTTAGTGTTAATGTGGGGGAGCTTCGGTTCCCCCACTTCCTTACTGGAGGTTTAGATGGCGAGTTATTTCTTTGGTGCCAACATCGGCGCTCAAAATGTGACGGATGTTACGGCGCAAGCAACCACGCCTAGTAAGGGTGTGGAAGTTCAAATCGTTTACACGGCGACAAACGCGTCAAAGCGTGACGTACTGACGGCATTGGATGCGATTAGAACTAAGATCATTCAGACTGGGTTCCCTCCTGCTTAAAAGGTATCTTAGATGGACGCCACACAATCAGTGTTTTTGATAAACAATGGATCTGCCACATCCAGTGCTGCAATCTGGTATGGCGGAGCGGGCGTGTTTTCGGTTGTTGGCACGTTCTCTGGTGCCACGATCAAGCTCCAGTTTTTGGGCGGGGACAACACAACGTGGATTGACGTTGGTGTAGACACGACACTGACTGCGGCTGGGGCTGGGGGGTTCATCTTACCTCAGGCGCAGATCCGCGCAGTTGTCACTGGTGGCCCACCTAGCGGTATCTATGCTGTAGCTGCGAGTATCCCAGAATGAACCTGACATTCCCACTTGGTCGCGCGGTTTACAAGACAGTTGATTCTGTTGGACCTGGAACAGTGTCGTGGTCTGGCGGTACTGCCCCGAGCGGAACCACTACAATGACCTGTAAAGCCCAGTACGTGGGTAATGGGTTTATGCAGGTTGAGCTTAAGATATGGTACGCTACGGCTGGCGTAAGCAATACTGGTGTGGGTTTTGATTGGCCAGCAGATCTGCCATCCCCAGCGTACATGTCGGGCATTACTGGATCGCAGGCCATCGCTGGCATGGGGTCGGCCTGGATACACACTGTCACGGCCTATGGTGGAGCCAACCCTACTCGTTGTGAAGTCGTGATTAAGCGTAACGGCCCGGACGCTGCGTGGGGCGGAAACCTAGGGGCATTCTCGGCGATCAACGCTAAATACGTTATTGTCCAAATGCTTGTCCAGATCGCGTAAGGGGTGAAAAATGGCTTACATCCGCCAAAAAAACAGCGTGCCAGGCGATTGCCAGATTGTGGTTCTGGTTGAGGGCTTTGATGGACCTGTGGTTACAGGGTCTATGGCGGCATTGAAAAAACATCCTGCCATGACTGGCGATTACAAAGACCATTTTGAGGTTGTTAACGGGGATGTTCCAGAGGGTGTGGCCTATCTAAAGCATGAGGTGTAGAATTGACCTCAGTCACTGCCATCTGCAACCGCGCCCTTACAAAGCTAGGTGACTCTCGCATCCTTGATATAACGGATGATAACAAGCAGGCTCGCACGATGAACAGTATGTTCACAATTGTGCGTGATGCTGAGCTTCGTGCTCGCGTGTGGAACTTCTCAAAGGCCCGAGTGTCGCTAGCTGCTGACGTTGACACCCCTGCATGGGGATATGATTACCAGTATTCGTTGCCGTCCGATTGCTTAAGGGTGTTGCAGGTGGGGCAGTACTATCCAGCGGCCAGCTTGACGGATTATGTGACCGGAGATGAAAGGCCGTACTCGATAGAGGGCGGAAAGATACTCATAAATGATGACGGGCCACTGGACATCTTATACGTATCATCAGTCTCTGACGTGTCGCTGTGGGATTCGTGCTTTTGCGAGGTTATGGCTGCAAAGTTGGCGATGGAGGCGTGCGAGACGCTCACACAATCCAACACAAAGCGCCAGTTGGCGGAGCGTGAGTACATAGCGGCTGTCACGGCGGCAATTCGCTCAAATGCGCTCGAGGTTCTCCCTGTGCAGTTTAACGAAACATCTTGGGTTATGTCGAGGTTGTAGTGCCAAAAGCATCATGGGGGCAATTCTCGTTTAACGCTGGTCAGTTCGGCCGGTACATGCCTGGCCGCGCGGATTACGAAAAATACAATTCTGGATGTAAGCGGCTGGAGAATGCCATCCCAGTAAAACAAGGTCCGGCAAAAAAGCGTCCGGGAACATATTTTGTCCATGAGGTCAAGGACAGCACGGACGGCGCGTGGCTTCTGCCGTTTGTGTATTCCGCTGGTACGTCATACGTACTGGAGTTCGGAGATTTGTACGTTCGGTTTTATACCGATCACGGGATCGTAGAATCATCGCCAGGCGTGCCATACGAGGTTGTAACACCTTATGCTGTGGCTGACTTGACAAATTCCGACGGAACATTGGCGCTTGATATCACCCAGTCCGGTGACGTTTTGTATATTTGCTGCCCTGGGTACCAACCGCAGAAATTAACCAGAACATCCAGCACATCATGGGCCATTACTGATTACGTCCCATACGGTGGTCCATTTGAGGATATTGACCCGGACCAGACCGTAACAGTTTATGCCAGCGCTGCGACTGGGGCGGTAACCTTAACCGCGTCATCCTCTACATTTGTGGCCGGAGATGTTGGTTCTCTATTCCTGCTGGAATCTAAAGATACGGAGACAGTAAAGGCTTGGGAGCCTGGAAAGAGCATATCAACCGGAGATTTAAGGCGGTACGGGTACAATGTGTACGAGGCTCTCAACACGAAAAGCACCGGGACTATCGCCCCTATTCACACGCGTGGCGCTCGGTACGATGGGCATGACGGCGTGCAATGGGAATATAGGCATAGTGGGTATGGATGGGTTCTCATTACGGGATACACATCTGGTACGTCTGTTAGTGCTACCGTTGTTTCCAGAATACCATCAGACGCAGTGGGATCTGGTAATGCTACGACGCGATGGGCGAAATCGGCTTGGTCTGACGTTAATGGATGGCCTACGCACGTCACATTTTACAAAGAGCGCCTAACATTTGCCCGTGATGCAAACTTGTGGTTTTCGGTTGTGAGTGATTTTGAGAACTTCTCCAGCCGTGACGCGGGCCAGATCACGCCAGATATGGCTATCAGCATCACGATCCAGTCTGATGTGACTAACTCTGTGAAGTGGATGGCACCGTCTGATGTCCTTATGGTTGGCACTGATGGAGGTGAACATGTTATTCGCCAGATTTCCACGTCGTCAGCTTTTGCGCCTGGGAACGTACAAGCCTCACCTGCGCCAGTTTCTTATGGTGGCAGGCATGTCACACCCGTTCGCGGCAACGGAGGTGTCGTGTATGCTCAGCGCACCGGCAAAAAGTTTAGAGAGTTAAAATACTCATTTGAAACGGATGGGTATAAATCCACAGACCTTAACATGCTGGCAGACAATCTTGCAGATGGACAGATTGTTCAGGCTGCGTACCAACAAGATCCTGACACGGTTATATGGGCGTGCCTTGAAAATGGCGACCTTGTCGGGATGACTTACGACAGCGATGAGAGTGTCGTTGGTTGGCATAGGCATCCTTTATGGTCGGGTGACGCAACCGTGGAGTCTGTTTGTGTTGTTCCAGATCCTGATGGTGGGCACGATGAGCTTTGGATGGTTCAGAGGTTCGCGGTGGATGGTTCAACCAAGCGGTACGTTTGTTACATGGCTAAGTCTTGGTACGAAGACGATGGCGTAGAAGCTGCGTTCTTCGTTGATTGCGGCTTGAGCTATAGCGGCTCAGCCGTCTCCACAGTTTCCGGGCTGGATCATTTAGAGGGTGTCACGGTGGCTGTGTTGGCAGACGGCTCGACGCACCCGGATTGCGTGGTCACGAGTGGAGCTATAACTTTGAACAGGTCTGCCTCTGACATTCACGTCGGTCTTCCGTATCGCTACTTACTGGAGACTATGAACGTCGAAGCCGGGTCATCCAATGGTGTTGCCCAATCCAAGACTAAACGCGCAGACCGCGTGTCGGTTAGGCTGATTGAAACCGTAGGGATGAAGGCTGGCCCAGATGAAAATAATCTGGATGAGGTCACATTTAGAGCCGCATCAGTGCCAATGAATAGCCCCGTTCCACCATTCACTGGCGATAAAACAATGGCTTGGCCGGGCGGGTACGACACCGACGGCCGATTTGTTATTGTGCATGATACACCACTTCCTATAACTGTAGCGGCTATCTTCGCTCACGTGGATACGCAGGACCGGCTATGATAATTGTTCCGTTTGTGGCGGCGCACATTCACTATGTTGATCCACAGCCGGAGCAAAAAAACTTTTTGCAAAACATGACCAGAGAGTACGCTGAATCATTACAGGGGGTATACGCATACTCTGCCATCACAAATGATGGCGTGGTTGCGTGTGCTGGTATACAAGAAATATGGGATGGACGCGGACTTGCGTGGTCTATATTGGGCAACACTTCTGGCCGGAACATGGCCCGTATTCACAGAGCTGTTCTCCGTGCGCTCAATATATGCCCATACAAACGTGTTGAAATGTATGTTAACTCTACATTTAGTGATGGATGTAGGTGGGCTGATATGTTAGGATTCGAGCGGGAAGGGCTTATGCGGTCATTTTTCCCAAGTGGGCTGGATGCTTATCTGTACGCGCGGGTGAAGAATGGCTGATCCTGTAACGATGGCTGTGATTGCGGCTGCTGGCACACTTATGCAAGGTGTGAGCGCGTACTCGCAGGCAAAATCCGAACAGGCTGTTGCCAAGCAAAACGCAAACATTGCACAACAACAATACATGGCGGATGAGCAGCGCCAGCGCCGCCAATCGCGCTGGGATTTGGGCGAGCAGTTTGCCGCGATGTCCGAATCCGGTACTGGGTTGAGCGGTTCAAATTTCGATCTCATGAATATGTCAGCCACGAATGCAGAGCTTGATGCACTGAACATTAGATACAGTGGGATTATGGACACTGAAAACTACAAGTACCAAGCACGCGCAGCTGGATCTCGCGCTACTGGCGCCTTGATCGGCACGGCGATTGGCGTGGCGAAGAATTTGTCCGGTATCCCCAAGTCCACCCCGAATAAAAACCCAGGGACTGTGGCGCTCACGCGACCCACTTATGCTGTTCCGAACTATCGTGGGTATACCCCAGCTGGCTCTATTCGCCCCATTGGCGTTCGCGCAGGGATGTCCTGATGGCCCGTATTCCGATCATCCAGCAACAGACATCGCCACGTGGCGGAGGTATCGTAGCCCCGCAGCCGGGTGGGCTCGAAACTGTAGTTAAAGCAATCGGTGGCGTGGTTGGTGACATCACTGCTAGGCAGGAGCAACGCTCGGCTGAAAACCGCTCGCTATGGTTGGCACAAAAATCCGCCGACGCCCAGCTTCGCGCTCAGCAGTGGGCTATTGAGTCTCGTCAAAGTGTGACTGGTCTGGCAGACGACCACCCGGATGCGGCTGCAAAGTTTAGTGACGAGCTTATCCAGTCGTTTTCTGATGAAGCACCGGACGAGGAAACCCGCAAGGCACTAGCTTTATGGGCTCCGAAGTTCAAGGCTGGTATTGTATCTGATGAGATCAACTGGGCTGCTCAAAGGAATGTCGCGTACAAATCCGCAGTCATGGACGACACGCTGTCCAAATATGAGACGCTTGTCACCAATGATCCCAGCAAACTCGGCTCAGTCCTCGATGAAATGGATGCGTTTATTGCGTCGTCTGGGACGCCGGATTATTCACAATTAGAGATCCGCCGTAAGGGTCGTGAGCGACTAATAGAAGTCGCCGCACGTTCCGGCATGTCGTCCGCTGTTATGCCCGCTGCTGCGGCGGGTATTATTAAAGTGAGTGGAAAGGGATCAACCCCACCCCCTGTTAAAGGGGTATTGGCAGATCCTGCCTTACAGGAATACGCGCGGTCAGTTTACAAACAGTACGGCATCGATGAAAACATCGCTATTGCTCAACTCATGGCTGAAAGCGGCGGGGACCCCAAGGCGTTCCGTCGAGAGCCTAATGGGGTAACATCGGCTGGGCTAGCGCAATTCACAGAGGCGACGGCAAAACGTTACGGATTAACAGACCGTAATGACCCTCGCCAATCGATTAAGGCCCAAGCTGCGTATATGGCAGACTTGCTGAAAGATTTTAGGGGCGACTATGAGAAAGCTATTGCGGCTTATAATGCTGGCCCTGGTAGCGTTCAGAAAGCTGAGGCCGCAGCAGCCAAATCGGGGAAAACCTGGAAAGACCACTTCTCTCCGGCTATGAAAAAATACACAGCTCCGTATCTGAGTAAAATTCTGTCATCATCAGGGTATGCCGTTGGAGGCCAAGCTGTCACTATCACTGGCTCTACGCCGCCTCAAATCGCGGCATTGCTGCCAGAACTCTCTTTAGAGGCACGGTCGCGGATTGAGAGTGAGTGGGATAGACAGGTTAAGGCTGGGCAGTCAAATCTGAAAAATCAGATTGAACTTGGCTTCAATGACGATCTTGCCCAAATGAAATCCGGGCTCCCACCGACAAATGCATATTCTGTTGACACATTGGCCGCTGCTGGGTTTTCTCAAGATAAAATTATTGAGTACCAAGCGCTGCGGGAAATTGGCGTCCCCGCTTCTCAGGCGGCAAAAAAAATGACGGTTGCAGAATTGGCAGCACTGACGACCGGCGATGTTGCCGCTGGGCCTGCTTTTGAGGCGCGGTCATTGGCGGCAAAAACTTATGCGGCGGCAGCGGATGCTGAATTGAAATCCCGCAAAGACGACCCCATCGCTCATCGCCAAAGTGTCGGTGAGCAACTCGGCGGGGACCTTACGCCAACAATCACCGGTTTGATGTCATCTGGTGACGTGACAGGATCGGCTTCGACTATTGGTCGCGTTATGTCCGCCCGGACTGTACGGGCTGGGGAAATGGCGACTAAGTATGGGTATTCTTATAACCCGTTGACAAAGTCAGAGGCGGAAGCCACGGCCAGAATGTACAAAGGAATGACATCTGGTGATAAGGTGAAATTCCTTGGCGTCATGGCGGCATCTATCAAGCACCCGCAATCGTACTCCGCTTTTATTGAACAAGTAGCAGGAAAAGATTCAGCCGACGGGATGGCTGGGTTGTACTTTTACAGCGCGACCAAGAGTGGATTACCGTCGCGTGTGGCTGTCGATGGAGCGTCATATATCCTAAAGGCTTCGGAGGCTGAGAAAACAGGGGCGATACAATCGCTGAACCTGCCGTCGCCTAAAGAAATGGCTGACGACTTCTCACGCCGTGTGGGTAATTCACTTGATATGGCAGATCCACGCATTCGTGCGTCGATGTTTAATGCCTACAGTGCAATCTATCGTGGTATTCGTGTGGATGGCGAAATCAATGACGGCAAAGCTACCGATGTCGCGTTCGCACATGCAGCGGGCGCTGAGCGAGGTAAAGTGTTTGGTCACGACTTTCTGGTTCCATCTGGAAAAAAAGCCCACGACGTTGAGGTTATGTTTTCTAACCAATTCCGTGCGGCGACAGGTCAAGCCCTTTTGGCCGGGCACCGCTTTGCTCCAACTATTGATGGTGGGTATGTCGTCGTAGACCCTCAGCGGTTCCCGGTGCTGGACAAGAAAACCCGTAGACCTGTGGTGTTGAGGGTAAAATGATAATTCCAGAAATCGCCACGGATGATGAACTGGAAGTATCAACCATCGACACGCTTGATCGCTTGTCTCGTCTCGATGTGGTTAAGCCGCCTGTGGTTGGTGACGTGGCTGGTGGCATCAGTCGGGGTGTGGCTGAGGGTGCCCAGTTATCAAAAGCATATCTTCAAAAGGGCATCAGCGAGGACGCCTACGAAAAGTCAGTCCGTAGCTATGACCAGATGAAGTCAAACCCATACAATTCTGGGTTTGCGTCTGAGGCGTTGCGGGCCGTAGCCGAGTCGCTTACCGTTTTTGGGGCTGGTGCAGCAGCAGAGATCGGCCTGGCTACAGCAGCTACAGCTGGAACGGGTGTAGCGCCAGCTCTTGTTGCGTCCCCATTTGTTGGTGCTGCTTTCACTGGTTTGGTATATGGGTCTGAGCGTGGCCGTGAACTAGAGAAACAGGGTGTTGACTTTGACACTCGGTTTAACGCAAGCCTCACGACCGGCATCCTATCGGGCGCTGGAGCTTTGGTTGGTGAGGGTCCTATTGCAAATCTTGCGGCCAAGACCGCTGCCGGTGCCGCAATTAACGTAAGTTTTGGTGCTGCCGAGCGGTTTGCCATCGGAGACATTCTTCGCAACAAAGGTTATGATGAAATCGCCGGTGATTATGAGGCATTGGATACGGGCGCAATTATAGCCGACGCCTTGCTAGGTTCCGCCCTTGCCGCTGGTCCACATCTATTCAGCGAGTCGGCTACACTTTTAAAGTCGTCATCTCTGATAGCTCGTAAGGCCCAGGTTGACGCACTGTCGGTTGATCGTATTGGCGAGACGCCCGAGGCCCGCGCTGCCCATATGGACGCGCTGGACGCCGCCACAGAGTCGCTTGCCCGTGGAGAGCCTGTGTCTGTTGAGGGCGTTATTGCTAAACATAAATACACCGAACGCCTAGGTGATGACGTGCCGGAGCTTAGAGAACGTGCCGCAGCTATGATGGATGAGGGCGCTCTGATGAACATGCAAGCTGTGTCAGATCTGGCCAATAGTAGGTGGGGTAAATACATTATCCCAGAGGACATGATTGACCCACTGACTGAGATGATGAGTGGCAAGAGCGATGTGGTTTCTGAGGAGGGCATCCCGGATACCCCTCAGAAGGAAATTGTTGACACTAGCCATGATGAAATGATCCGCCGTATCGTGGCGGAGAACCAAGATCGTGTGGCTGTTACTGACACTGGTGAGAAGTCAACCATTGTGGCTGAGGCCAAGAAAATAGAGTCCTTGTCCGCCAAGGCCGAGCAAGACATAAATCTAGTGACCGCTGCTGTTAACTGTTTTGTAAAGACGATCAAATGAGAGAAGAGTGCATCCAGGCCGTTTCCGACGCTGCTGGTCGTAAGATCACGAAGGCTGAGGCGCGTCAGATTGAGCGAAAGATTGTCGAGGCCAAAACGAGGTTGGCTCGTGAGGATTTTCAGTCATGGCAGAACGCGTCGGAGATCCAGAGATACGAGTTCGCGGTTGAGCAGGTAGCCAAAGATATTCGCTCCGAAGCTGCCCGTAAACGCACCAGTGCAGAGTACTCGGTTTTACGGGCTGTCGAGAACACTAAGGCCGTAGACGCCATTCGTGAGGCATCCGCATACGTGGACAAGGATGGAGTAAAAAAATACCGCAAGACCCGCGTCGAGGCTGTAGAGGATTATCTTGTCGGGAATTGGGGTGGGGACAGCATCGTCAATCAGGTGAACGCACGGTTCTCAGTGTACTCCGGTATGTTGTCGGAGCTTTTCGATAAAGCAGCACCATTCCTTGGCGTGGTTGATAAGGCTGAGGGCCAAAAGGATGTGTTCTATGCCATTCATGGTGCGCCGCGCGATCCGAAACACGCTACAATCTCGGATGCATGGAAGCGCGTAACGGATCCCTGGCTTACAGAAATGCAAGGGTATGGCGCTCGTATCCGTAAACTAGACGATTGGCGTGCACCACGTCGGTATCACGCGGAAAGTATGCAGGCCGCAGGTGTGGACAAGTTTGTTGAGTTTGTCCTTAGAAATGCAGATGCAACTCGCATGTTGGACGAAAATGGCGAACCAATGACGCGAGCCGCACTGCGGGATTTTGCAATATCCACATATAAAAACACCATCGGCGAGGGTGGATCAACTAAATCGTCTGGGGAGAAGGCTGCGCTTGTTCCGGGTGGCGGCCAGATTGGAAACCGGTACGACAAGGCCAGGAAGCTATTCCTAAAGTCAGTCGATGCAGAATGGGAGTTCCACCAGAGATTCGGTGGGAACGACTTTTATGGCCTATTGATGGACCATGTCCGGTCGGCCTCGCGTGACGTTGAATTGGTGAGGCACTTCGGCGTCAACGCGGAGCATGGATTTGTCGCGCTGCTGGAGGACGCCGCCAAGGCGGACGATAACCCACTCATGCCAGGATACTCTATAAAATACCAAGAGAAAATCCAAGCAGCCACTCAGCGGAATCGTGACGCGTTCAGGTATGTTGCATACGGCGCGACCATTGTAGACCCTGGGTTCGCCCGTAAGGCATCCATGTTACGCAGCGTGACTGCTGCCCTTCTCATGAGAGCATCAGGTATAGCTGTGTTTATCGGGGATCTCGGCACTGCTGGGGCGAATGCTAAGTACAACGAAATGAACGGACTAAAGGTTGTCGCCCGCAGTATGCTGACGCAGATCCCGGTCCTGTCAAAAGAAACCCGTGAGTGGGCGAAGCAGGCTGGGACGGCCTATAACATCATGAATAACTCCATTGGCCGCATGGAGTATGAGCTTCTTAGTAAACAGAAAACTGACAAGTTTACTGAGATCATGATGCGTCAGGCTGGGATCAATTACGTTACCGAGGGCGCCCGCGCGGCAAACTCGTACATGCTGATGGAGACTATTGGCCGGTACATTATGTCTGGTGGCGAGGCCACAGCAGACGGGCTTAAAGTCCTTAAAAGATACAAAGTAAATGAGGACACGTTCAATTTTTGGAAACACGTCCGAAAAATCGACCCGCTCGGGTATGGGCCTGACAAAAAGATATTAGACCCGCAGAGTATATTAGCGCTGTCGGATGAGGACGTGTCTGCATTCACGGGTCTAAAGCATAAAGATGCTATTGAGTTGTATCGCGTGCGATCAGCGCAGAAATTAGCGTCCATCAACATTTCGGAGATGGACTTTTCCACTGTGTCCCCATCGGCCAAAACCCGCATAGCATTAGGGGCAAATCGTGCGGGCGACCTTAAATCAGAACTAGCTAGAACTTGGTTTTTGTTTAAGTCGTTTCCGGTCGATGTTGTTAACCGTTATTGGCAGCGTGCCATGAGTGAGGGTGAGAACGTCGCATCACGCGCAGTAAACGTAGCAAACTTCTTGGCTTGGTCCATATTTTCTGGAGTCATTGCGAACTGGCTGGCTGATTTACGCAATGGACGTGACCCGAGGCCAATCAACACGGGGCAAAACATCGTCGCCGCACTGCTTCGTGGTGGCGGTCTTGGTTTGTACGGGGACATTATTTTTGGTGCCGATAATGACACCGCAGACCAGATTGCGGCCCTCGCTGGTCCAGTGCCACAGCTTATTTTTAGCGCAGCAAACATTCCTGCTGGCGGCATCAAGGACTCATTTACCGGTGAGAAAAGCTCCGCTGCTATGGAGGCTATTAAGTTTGGGCAAAAATATTTACCCATCGATGTACTGTACACAAAAGCTGCAATGGATCGCATGGTGTGGTATAAATTGATGGACATGGTTAACCCAGGGTACACCGACAAGTACCAAGAGCGCATGGAAGAAAAGTATGGGTACAGCTATTTTTGGGATCTGTCCGGGGAAGCGCCGAGTGAGGGACCTGACTGGTCTAATATCTGGAATGACGAGTTCCAAATAACAAACGAGAGGCAGTAGAGATGACAATTGATACAGAGATCCCATCTCGCAACACGTACTCCGGTAACGGGGTAACGACTGCATTCTCGACATCATTCCCGTTTCTGGCGTCGTCTGACCTCGTCGTGATTGTTCGGTCGTCAACTGGCGTTGAGACCACTAAGGCACTTACAACAGATTACACTGTATCAGGCGGGAGCGGTTCGCGTGGAACAGTGACCATGCTCACGCCTCCAGCGTCTGGTGAAAAACTGGTTATCTACAATGACCCCAGTATCACACAGACCCGCGATTATGTGGCGAACGACCCGTTTCCAGCTGAGAGCCATGAGCAGGCGCTCGACCGGCTGACAATGATCTGTACCCGTCTTAACGACCGTGTTGATAGGTCCGTGCAAATCTCAGACGGGTACGCTGCGACGATTGATCTAACGCTGCCAGCCCCAGAAGCTGGTAAAGTTTTGTTGTGGAACTCTGGTGCCACTGCGCTCACAAACGCTGCCATCACCGATTTGATCTCAACAGGCGAATCCACCATCGTGATCGCGGACCTGCTATCCCTACCGATCCTCGGTGGCTTTGCGTCAGACCACAACAGTTTCGATTCGTCACGCTCGGACGCGCGGATCTGGACTATTTCTGACCGCCTGAATGTTGGTGCGGTTGATACGCTTACGTTCCAACGTGAGTACAAGACGGTTACATCCGTAACGCGGTCAGGGTCAACGGCTACCTACACATGCGCTGGGCACGGTTATTCCAACGGCGATGTGATCCAGCACGGTGGGTGGGTTGAGGCGGAGTATTGCGGCCAAGGCGCTATTTTCAATGTCACAGCAAACACGTTTGATCGTACTGTAACAGGAACCCCGACAACGCCCGGAACGGCGGTTGGAACACCAAAATGCTCCAAGCCTGATGGGGGTGAAGACGCCATTGAGTTGGAGCGTGCTGGCACAGTTAGGGCCTCTCAGGCGATATTTAGATCTGCCGAGGGTTACATTGGTTCCGGCTCATACTCTGTCGTATCAGACAATAACGCACCTGGTATGGATTGTATCGGTGGTGAGGACTTCGTTCTAAATGACGGATCTGTAGCCGGGGATACAGCGACTGCCAGGTACATTGAAGCACGCCGCGCTGGTCCAGGTTCAGCGGTTGGTGTGGAATCAAACTCTGTCAACAGTTACAATACAACCGTTCGGATCAAGCCGTATGATTTCTTCAAAGAGGGAATGACGGCTGACGCATGGTTCATGGCTGGTGGTGAACCCGGTACGTGCCCACGCCCAGTTATCCAATCCTCCCTTGCTGTGGGCATTGGGAATAACGGCGCATCGCACCTTGATGGGATTGTGTTCCATGCGGAGGCTATTGATAACTGTGACGGTGTCACAGGCACCGGTCCAATTATCACGGCAGCTAAAGGCCACGCTATCGAATGGCACTTTGACAGCACGGGCGATGTGGGTGCTCGCATCCGGTCTGACGTGTTATACCGCACAAAGGCCACGCAGATTGTGTTTAGTGATGAAGGTTTGGTCGTCCAGTCTATTGATGATACTGAGTACTTGTTCCAGGTTGAAGGCGGTGTAACCACTGCTGTGAATGGTTTGAAATTGACGCCGGGAACGACTGGGGTTGCTGCAACCTTGTCTGCAATAGGTGAGACCAATGTCGGACTCACACTTAAGTCAAAAGGCACTGGTGAAGTTAATCTATACGTCGGGTCTGTGAATCGCCTCAAGCTCACATCAACTCCATCAACTTATGTGGCCCCAACAGGGACTACGTCACGTGCCACATTCGATACGGCAACAGTTACAACAGCGCAGCTCGCCCAACGTGTGAAAGCTCTCATCGAGGATCTTCAAGCCATGAAGTTAGTCGCGTGACCCCAGAGCAAGCCCTATCAGAACTTCATCGCGTATGTGGTATGCTTCCACTGGCCCGCGCAGAACATGCGAAGGTTGATGTGTTGGTTAGCATTATCTTTGAAGCCATCAGAAGTGAGCCTTGCCAAGAGGAGAAAAATGATGGAAAATAAACCTGTGGTTGTTGGGGGCGCTCATGACATTCAATATACCGGACAGTGCGGTATGGGGCGCTATTTTAACCGGTCTTGGCTTTTGGGGTGTAACAGCCCTGCGCATTCAATCTAGGTTTACCAAGATGCAGGCGCTGATTGATGAGCATACAAAGAAACTTAACGAGCACTCTGAGCTTATCCGCCGTGTTGAGAAAAGCGCAACGGACACTCACGCACTGGTTAGTAGGCTAACAGGTACCTTAGAGGCGCTCGTCATAGATGTTCACGACATCAAAAAGCACATCATGGGTGGAAAGTGATGAAATTCACGGCGCGAGACGAACAAAGACTGGTGGGGGTTCATCCCGCTCTTGTTAAAGTTTTTCGGCGTGTGGCAGAGGTGAGTGTTATTAGATTCACCATCACTGAGGGCGTAAGGTCGTTGACTAGGCAAAAGGTTTTAGTCGCCAAGGGCTTGAGTAAAACCATGAAGTCCCGCCACCTGACGGGCCATGCCATTGATGTCGCCTTGTATGATGACGATGGGAAAATCACGTGGGACCTGCAAAAATACAAAGACTTCGCAACAATTGTTGAGCAGGTCGCGGCCAGCCACGGAATAGAGGTAGAGGCGGGGGTCAGATGGAAAACCATTGTTGATGGGCCGCACTTTCAATTATCGTGGAAGCAATACCCATAGAAAAGGAGCACGACATGTCGAAATTCACGCGGTTTTTACGGTTTTTGAAGGGCAAGAAAACTTATATTGTAGGTGGGGCACTGGTTGCGGCAGGCTCAGTTATCCCTGAATTGTCTGATGGTATGCGTACCCTTATCGTTGGTCAGGGCCTCTTGGCTATTACGGGTAGAGCTGGCCTAAACTCCGTGCGTGACCATATCTTAGATGCTGTGCTGTCAGAGGTCACAAAGCCAAAAAAGCCTACAGCCCAATAAGGCCGTTGGATTGAAAAAGCCCCCGCGTACCAATGGCAGAGGCGGGGGGCATATTGCTGGTATTATACCAGTCTTGAAAGCCTGATGCTAGTAGCAGCGCAGGAATGTAAATACCCCCATGCGGGCCACCGAGGGGGCGGGCGGTGGACAGACCGGATTCGAGTCCGGGCACCCTATCTGACGGTCAGCCCACATCATGAGCGCGGCCAGAATTGGTTTTGGGTGCCAGACCGCATAGCGCAGTCCCCCGGGCCATGCCCAAAATCAAACACCCAAACTCTCACGCCCATTCGGGCCAAACTGTGCGGGTCTCTCCCCGCCTGTCACGCACATTTTTTGGTCGCCTTGCGGCCCACAGCGGAAACCAATCGTCAAAACCGCTCTTATGCACCCGCTACGCAGTTGCACGGGTTACTCTGGCATATCCTCTTGCATATGTTGAATTTTGTCAAGATCCATATAGCTGCTTAGATATTGCAGCGCACAATTCTTTGATTTCGTCCGTTTGGATGATTGGTCCATCACAATCTACCCCAAAGTATCGTGTGACTTCGGCGCTACACCTTTCTGAACCAACGTGAATTTTGCAATAAACTCCGTTTCTACCACTCACGGTCAGCGTACCGTGCAGCTCTGCATCTTTCGCTACAGCTTTAATTTCGTTTTTAACTGACATTATTTTCTCCCGCTTGCTTCGCGTCAATATGCCGTTCATACGCTTTTAACGCAGCGCCGAGATGGAACACGACACTGTGCGCCCGCCCATTTGAAAACTCAGGGTCAGCTTCCAGCGCCTCATAAGCGATCATCATGTGTTCCAGTGGTGTCATCGCTCAATCTCGCTGCTGTATTGGTTGACGGCCTGTGGCTTTGGCTGGTGTTCGCCGCACCAGCTTCTTGACCCAGAAACCTCAGGGCTTATAGATTTTGTTCTTTTTGCAGTCGGCGGGTATCGCCTGCAAATTCCATCGCAGGCTTCACCTTCTAAAGTAGGAATCTGTACATAAAACCTGCACGTTTCGCATGTCGGGTTCATGATCGCCCTCCCCTTAAAGCTGCGCCCAGAACGCCTATGACCGCCACGCTGATCGATAGCAGGGCATACGCCAGAGAGCAGATCAGAGTGATGATCGCGGTGAATGTCCAGAAATCACGGGTTACGAATTGAAGGAGTTGCAGGGCGCTGTTCATACCGCACCCCCCGGCTTGTCGATCAGGGCGAGGATTTTTTCCTCGCAAGACACTGCTGCGTTGTATTCTCCATCCGCATAATCTGGGTCAAAAATGTCTCCGTCATGTGCGCACACAGCATAAGAGTTGCACACCTCAGCCGCCTCTCTCAGCCCCTGTTTGCGGCCCAGCTGGCGGGCCTTGGCGATGGCGCGAATGGCAGCTTCATCAGCCCTGACATGGAGCCGAGGATCTCCGACTTTTTCCAAGTACTCTTGCACCTTGGTTTCATAAAATTTCAACAGCTCGCGGTCGGCCTGTGTGATCGGTGGTTCTTGGGTCATTGCAATTTTCCCTTTTCAGGCATCCATCCGCTGTCGACAATTAAATCAACAAGGGTTTTGACCTCACCCGGTTCAAGGCCACACAAAACATACCGCAGCACGTCCGAATATGTGTTATCCGGGGTAATAACCACGGCTTCATCATCAGATGGCGCGGTGTAGGTTTGTCCACACCTGAGAGTTAGAAGCGGCGTGCAAATCTCAGACATTTTCCTTCTCCATTTCTGCAATCTTAGCCCGCAGCGTGGCGGCGATGATGGCGAGGGCTGGCGACTTGACCAAGCGCGACGTCCCGATCCAATTATGAAAGCGGTTTACACGCACTGAGGCCAGCCAATTGGTCCCCTCATTTCGGATCAACACTTCATGCCCCGGCAGCACGGCCTCGAAGAACTCGACGGCGGCGTCGATGGAGCAGTCTAGGCAGAGGCGTCGATATTCTGAATATATCGAGCATTCGCTATCCTTAGCATAGACACTCAATTCATCGGATCCATCGTCGCCCGTGCCAATGCGTGAGCGGCCAAATTCGACACCCTCTTGCAAGCAGATTAATCGACCCACATCGTCATTGTGGAGCTTGCCCGTCGCCCCATCGACCCGTTCCAGCAGGGCGCGTATTTCTGCGATGGTGGTGGTCATGGACGCCCACTCCGGATCATTTGCCGCAGCTGGAGGTACGTTCCATAGCCGCCCACAACAATAAGACCTGTCAGGCTAAGCCATAGCGCAATCCCTATCGGCAGGCCAAGAAACCAGAACATATACATATCTACCTTCATCTCACTCTCCTGTTTCTGGGGGTTGTTTGGCACATTGGTACTGCGGCGGGTCGGCATACAGCGACACCGAAAGGTCTTGTTGAACGACAAAGGAGTCGTCCCCCCTGAAATGAATTTCCTTCCCGCGCAGCTTGTCGATCAAATCCATGATCGCTACCTCTACATCCGAGCATATCTCCGAGAGGATGGGATAATCTTTGGCGACACGTTGCTTGTGCGCATCCAAGCCCCAGCGGTTCATTTCCCGAACGTTAGGATCGAACCGCGCCTGCCAACATCCATTGCCAATGGGACAGAGAGCAATGTTAACGCCGACCTTCTTGAAGAACGGGTGCAATTTTTGTATGTCGGCTTTGAGGTTAGCCATCACTCCACCTCCGGATTTTTCACTGCATGTTGCTTACAGAACAGCCCGCCGAGGCCGTGGCCGGGTTTGCGGGAACATTGGTGAGGCCACCATATTCCATCTTTCGGCCAAACTTCTTGAGCGCACAGGCTGGCGTCATGTTTGCGTTTATGGCTGTGCATCCCATACGTCCGCCCCCTGATCTCCTTGATCCGCTCGTCTCGGGTCTGGTCCATCACGCACCGCCTTTCAGGGTTTTGGCTATTTTGCGCCGACAACCGCGCTCGGACATCCGCTTGTTCTTATCCCCGGTTTCGCCATGCCAACCGCTGTTAAAGTGAGCCCCACACAGCGATAGGACACCAACCAGCTCGGCCACGCGGGCTTGAAGGGCTTGCCGCTCGATGCAGCATGGTCGTGGGTTGGGATCGACAACGTACTCAGACGTGTCGAATTTATACCCGGCCAGCTTGGCATCAAACGCCGCTTGTTGTTCTGGTGTTGGCTTGCTCATTGCCCCGGCTCCTTTCCTTCAAGCTCGGCCAGATATTCCGTCATTGACGCGTAGTGCATACCTTCGAGCTTGTACGGCGGCGTCATCATCTTTTTCTCGGCACGGCGGTTAACCTCGTCCACAAAGGCGCGGATCACGCTCAGGTCATGCTCGGTCATTTCGGCTCCTTTATGAGGGCTTTCATGCCCTGCGCGTTCTTGAAAACCCGCGTGTTTCCGTGGGTGTATGTGATGGTGCAGTCCTCGCCCTTGCGCCGATGCATCGCGGCGTGCGACATAATCCCCAGCGGATTGAACCAGCGGTCACAGGTCCGGCAAAAACAGGTCTGATCGTGCAAGTTTGGCATCACGCCCCCTCCGCAGCCGCGAGCATATTCACTAGTGGCCTTAAAGCCTCTCGCATCTTTATGTTGCTCGCCGTTATAGGTTCCACAGCAAGAAACTCGGATATTGCTTTTCTAGCATGGTCCAGTGAAAATCTCGGCACCACCACGTACCCGGCGTCGGTCAGGGCTTTGAGGGCGGCCTTCATGGCAGATTGGGCCGTATCCATATTGGGCAGGCCCGTGCGCGGTGTTTCCATGTTGAAGGCCACTAGGGCGGCGTATGCCACGGCTTCGCTCAGCAGGGGGTTCATTGGGGATTTCCTTTTGAGAGAATGACTCCGCGCCCGCCCGCAAGAGCTGCACACTCATAGGCGGCGTGACCATCCGCCCTGCACTCGGTGTACATCCAGCCCACATAAACGACCGTTGCGGCAAGGGCGATCAACAGAATTAAACACGCGATGACATGCTGCAGGTTCATACCGCACCGCCTTTGCGCACGAGGATGAGGTCGCTGACAAATTTCAGACGACCTTCCGTGCCATAAACACCTGGGATGTCACAAGCACACGGACGTTGAACCCACGCCTCAGCACCGTTGATGTGGATCACTGTGTATTTCTCTGAGCCATTACCACACGAAACCACATCCCCGACTTCAATCACCGGGGCAGGCTCGACGAGTTCGATCGCGGCGTAGGCAAGAACATCTTTCCACACGCGGTGTTTCGCTAGACCGCCGATAAACGGGTCTTCTTGGTTGTCGTTATACTGCACAAACACGAGCGCATTTAGTGGAACAGGCGGCTGATTGGACCCATCGTGCCGGGTCAGCTTGATCTTTTGCGGGGTCATGACTAGTCCTTCCATGGTGTGGTTGGATTTACTGTACGGGTGAGTGTTATCAATCCACTGAGAGCGTCTATCGTTGCTGACCGGCCAGAGCATCGAGCCAGCCGTTCAGTTCCTATGAAAAGCCAGACTCGCAGGAGCTGATCCTCGTCCTCAACAGTTGTGGCCATGGCAAGATAATCCTCAAGCGCGGCGTTGAGTGGTGGCTGATCGTCAATCATTACCCACCCCTCCCGTCAGTTCGCCGCCCAAAACCCAGTGCGGGTATTGCTCGGCTGCCCATTGCAGGGCGCGGTATGGATTGCCGTAAAGCGACGGGTTGTCCTTGTAGGCCCGTCCAATCAGAACAGCGGCGGTTTGCTGGCGGGGTGACATTTTCGCCCACACGTCGCACACCTCATCAATTGCCTTGCGTTGGTGTTCTGTCAGCGGCTTGTGATAGAGCTGGTCGCCCGTGTCTGTGATGGTCATCACTTAATCCTCTTCGCTGGTTTTCCGGTCAAAGCAGACCATGCGGCCACGAGGCGCGATCTCATCGGCAATTCGCGTGTGATTTGGCCGATGCTTTCCGAGAAGTCTTGTAGGGCGCGACGGCTGGCGGAAGCGTTGAACAAAGCGCCAGCCCCATCCGCACAGCGAACCCATGTCCAGACCACCACGTGGACACTGTCGTCCACCTGTGCGGCTTTGGTCGCTGCCTCTGCCGCCTGCGTGCACATGATTTCAGCTTCGCCTATGGTTCGCGTCCTGTGAGCGCGTTCCTTGGCAATTTCTTGTTCGATGCGTTTTTCGATCTGCTCAAGTAGGCTCTGTTTCATTGTTTTGTTCCTTTCGTGGCTTCCCGCTTAATGAATGCGTCACAAGTATATCAGACCCGCCCATTAAATGGTTCAGGACCTGCCCTGGCGTTAGGTTAGAACGGGATTTCATCATCGACACTCGGTGCGGCCTTGCCGTGCGTTGATTGCTCAGCTGACTTAGGCTCAAACAAATTTGCCCAGCCTGTCCACTCAGGCCCAACCGGGATGCACTCTAACTTCATAGACAACTGTCCCTTGTCGTTCTCAAACACAGCACCGATGTTTTGGTACCGGCTCTTATCATTCCCGTCGCGGTCTTTGTATTTTCCGACAACGGCTACAACGTCAAACTTCTTTCCCATTTTTCAACTCCATGATTTCTAGGTGGGCGGCTCTTGCGTAAAACTTATAGTACATCAACTCGTCCGAGTATTTAAAACCACGGTGACGACGGAAGTCCGGGACATTACCAGCCTTCACATCTTTCTCTGCGAACTCCATCATGTCGTCACGTGTCATGTCGTAGCAGTCATCTGGGTTATCACTCATTCCCAACAATCTCCTCAATTTTAACAGTTGCTTGTGCGGCCATATCCAAACGGCCCTGCTTGTACGCCCGCTCCAACCCGGCCTGCACAGCCTCCATCAGTGGTTTGTTGCCGGGTTTATGGATAGAGACTATCGATTCGGCTATCGTGTCAATGATCAATGGGGTATTCACAGCGTATCTCCTTCTCCGGTATCCTGATTGTATTCGATTTCATGCACATCTTGGCTCACATCCTCCTCTGGAGGGGGTGGAGGCAAGATCGCCTGTAGAGCGCGCGGTTTACCGGCGATACGAGGGGCTTGTGGTTGTGGTGCATCGTTAAAATCAAACTCGTCGTTCCCAATATCGATGCTCAATTTTATCGGGAGGTATTTTGACAGGCGTTTCATCGCAGCCTTACGCCACATCTCCCCTCTGAACTCCATCCATGCTGGACCCTTGGCTGACTTAGACTTTGACTGGATCATGTCTAGATCTGCTTTTGGAACAATCTCAGTTATGACCGTACCATCATTCATGACAGCAACGGCGTACACACCAACAGGTTCACCCCGGTCTCCAAACCAGTCAGCCTCATGGCGCGGTGCCTGACCTGATGCGGGGTCGTATTCAAACACATCATTGGCGTGGACGATCAGGGCCGTGAACACTTTAATCAACCCAGTTTCAAAGGCACGCTTACGTATACCGGCAGACATTGGCGTGTAGTTTGCAACCTTGATCCAGTTGTCAGGCTGGCCTTTACGCGCTGTGTTTTTGTTCACAGGTGTGATGATCGCTTCACGCCCGTCCGGGAGCAGGCCGTCACGCGCACAGTTCCGTGCCGCAAGAATAATAGACCCAAGGTCGCATCCTTGAAGATCTGGCGTCTGAGCAACGGCTGTGACCAGAACCTCACGGAAAGTCTCAAACGACATGCTGGCTGGTAGCAAGGCTGAGAACTCAGACCTCCGGTCGTCGATCATTTTTTTAATGTCAGATATAGAACTCACTTCGCTTTCCTCTCGTTGATCCGAAACACACGGCTGTCCTTACGTTCATACGAAACGACAGCGCCCTTTTGCTCTTTGAATGATACGTTGTACGCACCACATACCAGCTTGTCCGCGTCACCTAAGGCTAACAGCACCTGACCCTTAGCTAGTGTGCGCCGATCTGTCAGTGCCTTAATTTCGGCACCAAGGTTTTTGTATTCTAATAACGCGTATTCAATGGTCGGATCGCCCGTGACATCAACAACCTTATTCTCAACAGGCGCATACAGTTTACCTAGTGTATCCACATCACACGGCAATTGGATCTCAGGCTCAATCCCTGCCTCAATAGACCGCCAAAACTCAACGCACTGGTCCTCTAGTGCCTTACCAACCAACGGATCGTATTCCCGGTAAATTGGGGTTAGCTTATTTCCACCAACCAGTGGTGCTATCACAGCCTTACGTACACCTATGACGTGCATCTGGTGTTGTACCTGGATCTCGATGTGAGCTGGTGCCTCTCCATCAATCCACTTGTCCTTGTAGATTAGGCCATCGACATTTTTGACTTCGATCAACGTCTGCCCGTCTGTGGTGATAAAATCGAAAGAGGAACCCATGCGACAATGAGGCAGGCGTACATAATCGTCCAGACGGCGAATGTCCAAATTGTTATCAGCAGCAAAGCCAAACGCAATAGCGTCCTGCAAACGACGGCCCCACTTCGCGCGATCATTGTCCTCAAATCCATCTTCAATACTGCCCTTCTTCTCATGCCACAGCTGAAATTTTGATTTGTATGGGCACACATTAAACAGTGCGCTAACTTCCGTACTCGTCACATCCTTCTTGCGCTCGGCAAGCCATGCTTCCTCTGTTGTAAATGGGATTGTCTCTCTCACGTCCAGCTCCTGATCTGATATTTAAACCATATCACCGTTTTCCAATCTGTCAACAGAGAATTTGACACGCCCTAAATTTTTTTGTAGGGTGTCAATATGGACAGTATATTTATATCACCCGTCGAGGTCTTGGCGCGGCACTTCAACGGCAAGCAAAAAGCAGCTATAGCCATTGGGTGCAGCCCGTCGGCCATTAGCCATTGGATTAACCGCCATGGTGGGTACATCCCCGACACGCGTATCATTAGGCACATAGCGTCCGTCGTGCCTGAGATCCCGCTGGAGCACCTTATCCACGGTGTGCGGTGTCCCTAAGGGATTACCAGGTAGACCTGATTGGTCAGGCTCGTAACCGGTTTAGCAATGGCGCGCAATCTGTGCTGCTTCAATCTCCGACTGGGTCCGGCAAGACCGTTATGATTACTGACATGATGGGCAGGGCCGTTGAGCGAGGGAGGCGGTGCTGGTTTGTTGTCCACAGGCAAGAGCTTGTGAACCAGGCGGCGCATCATTTCTCGCGAGCTGGATTAAACTACGGGATCATATCCAACAAACACGCGCCCAATCCAGAGGCACCCATCCAGGTGTGTTCTATAAAAACCCTGTACAACATGATGGGGCAGGTCCAGACTCCGGATTTTGTGGCATGGGATGAGTGCCACCACGTCGCGGCAGGGCAGTGGGACGCTGTTTACAGATATGCCGAATCAGCAAAGCATATTGGATTGAGCGCGACGCCAATACGGAAAGATGGGACCGGCCTGCGAAAATGGTTCGACACCATGGTTCGCGGTCCGGAAGTCAAGTGGCTGATCGGCCAGGGTTACTTGTCAAAGTACAAGATGTACGGTGTTCAAGATGTCGATACCAGTCAGGTTCCAACATTAGCGGGGGACTACAAAAATGACGCACTATCAGCACTCATGGACAGACCCACTATCATTGGATCTGCCATATCACATTACAATCGAATCGCCCCAGCTTCTCGCGGTGTTGTGTTCGCGCTCAATATCCAGCACAGCAAAAACATTGTCGCTGAATTCATTGCACACGGAATACCAGCAGCCCATGTCGATGGTTCGTCGTCTGATGCCGAGAGAGATAAAGCAATCCGTGCACTGGAAAGTGGCGACATTAAGGTCCTATCCAACGTGGACCTATTCGGGGAAGGCTTCGATCTCCCTGCGATTGAAACCGTATTACTCATGCGCCCCACTCAATCTATCGGGCTTCATATTCAACAGATCGGCAGGTGCTTACGCCCCCACGATACTAAGGACTACGCGTACATCATTGACGCTGTTGGAAATTGTTCGCGGCTTGGCGGACCTTCTACGGAGCGCGTCTGGGATCTGGACGGGACGCCAATATCGGGCCGCAAAAAAGTAAAACTGCCCATTAATGTGAAGGTGTGCCAAGGCTGTTTCGCTGCGGCCCCATCAACGGAAAAGACGTGCCAGTACTGTGGTGATCCATTCCCAGTCAAGGTTCGTAAGGTCATCCACATCGATGGCGAGTTGGTGGAGTTGACTGACGAGAACATGCAGTCCATGCTGAAATTGCAGCAGGCTAGGGCGCGTACCCTGGACCAACTTATAGCCGTCGGTAAGGAACGTGGTTATAAATCACCACACTTCTGGGCAAAAAAAATAATGGAGAGCCGAGGTGCTAGAGGCTGAGATACAACGCCGCGTCCAGCTCGCGCTTATGTCACAGCTGGGGTGTAAAACCTGGCGCAACAACGTCGGCATGGGCTGGGTTGGGAACGTCATTCACAGGCAGGGTTCTCGGGTTATCCTTGATAACGTCAGACCATTGCATAGCGGGTTGGTTGAGGGGTCTGGTGACCTAATAGGGTACTACCGAGGCGTGTTCGTTTCGGTTGAGGTTAAAACAAAAACCGGACGACCGAGACCGGCACAAATCCGTTGGCAGGAAACGGTTCGCGCTGATGGCGGCATTGCTATTATAACCAACGACCCACAAGATGCGGTCGATCAGGTATTGACACAATGGAAAATGATCCGCAGTATGTGATTGCGGGGCACGAATGGAAAAACAGCGCAACTTTGAATCACTGGCTACATCGCTACTGTCTGATGCGAAATCCCTTTTGCGCACATGGCTGCCCAATGGACGTCTGGTTGGGAACGAATATACGTCCGGTGATCTGGGTGGCGCACCAGGCGAATCACTGAAAATAAATATCCAAACGGGGCGGTGGTGTGACTTTGCAACAGGGGATAAGGGCGGCGATCTCATCAGCCTTTACGCCTCGATCAGGCGGATCAGCAACCCCGAGGCGTATGATGTCCTGTGTGGTGGATACGATATTTACCCCGCGTCACAGCCTCAGGTGGAGTTAAAGCGGCTCACACCTCCACCGTCTAACGCTCCAAAGCCGAACTTTCACGACACAGAATGTGGCGATCCCGTCGCGATCTACACGTATAAGACCAAATCGGGCGGGGTGTATAATTACATATGCAGGCATGAGCTTGATGGTGGTAAGAAATTCACACCCCACACATGGTGCGCTGATGACGCGATGTGGGTTCGTAAACACATGGCCGCACCGCGTGTGCTGTATAATCTCAACCTCATAACCGACCGCCAGGACTGGCCTATCCTTATTGTTGAAGGTGAGAAGGCGGCAGACGCGGCACACCGTGTATGTGGTCACAAGTATGTGGTCACGACATGGCCGGGCGGTGCGCAAGCCATAGGGAAGGCCGATCTCACACCACTTCACGGACGAAACGTGGTGCTCTGGCCTGACGCGGATGACGCTGGCATCCAGGCTATGAATAAACTCGCTGGCCTTCTTATGGGTAAGGGCGGCACGATCAAAATTATCAACCCCGAGGGACTTGAGGCTAAACACGATGCGGCTGACCTGTTTAATGACCAAGCTATGTCGTACGATCAGTGGTTGGTCTGGGCGCGTCCGCGAACAGCTCCTTATTTTGGGGCAGAAGTCACCCCCCTTGTACCAATGGCACCCAATCCAGCCCCACCACCCCCGCGTCAGGAGGATATGGACGACAATTCCCCCCAAGTTTTATGGGCAAAGTATGGTCTCCAGATCGTTAATAACAAACCCGCGCCAAACCTCCTCAACATTCAGCGGATCTTCCTTAACCACACTTCATTCGGCGACCTATGTTATTTTGACGAATTCTTCAATCAGGCGTTCATTAAGGATGGTGACGTATACCGACCGTTTACGGATAACGACGCAATTTCCATCGCCATAAAGATCCAAGGTCAGCTTGCAATGCCGACCGTGAGCGACGAACTTGTTTATAAATCAGTGAAGGCATACGCTATGTTCAAAACCGTATCATCTCCAAAGGCTTGGATGGAAACCTTAAAGTGGGATGGCGTCCAGCGCGTTGGAAAGTGGGCACACACCTACATGGGCGCGAGGGATTCTGAGTATCACGACGCAGTGTCTAAGAACTTCTGGATCTCGATGGTCGCGCGGATCTATCAGCCGGGGTGCAAGGCTGACAACATGATTATCCTAGAAGGCAAGCAGGGACTGGGTAAATCTACTGCCCTCTCCATCATCGGCGGTGCGTGGTATGGTGAGAGCACAGAGTCGGTGCAGTCTAAGGATTTTTACATCTGTCTCGGCGGCAAGATGCTTGTTGAGATTGGTGAGATGCACACGTTCAGTCGTGGGGATGTGTCTCGCGTAAAACAAATTATGTCGGCCACCAAGGACACGTATCGAGAGCCGTATGGACGGACATCATCAGACCATCCGCGTCGCTGCATCTTTGCCGGCACCACAAACGACGCCCAATACCTGAATGACCCCACTGGCGCACGTCGGTTCTGGCCCATCAAGACCGGGAAAATCGACAACACCCTTCTAAAACAGGACAGAGATCAGCTATTTGCTGAGGCAATACACCTGTTCAAATCAGGTGAGCCGTGGTGGTTGGTTCCAGAGCGTGAGGCCGCAGTTATACAGGAACAAGTTCGTGTGGCCGATACGTGGGAAACCCCTATCTCTGATTACGTGTCCGCCAAGGTTGTAGTTACCCTTAATCAGGTGATCCAGGAGGGATTAGGTATTCAGTCGCAGGAAAAAGTCACCAAGGCCCTGCAACTCCGTGCCGCCGATTGCCTTCGCGCGATTGGATGGGTTAAACGCGGACAGAATGGCCGTGGCGGTCCGGTTTACTGGTGTGCACCAGAGAACGCGGATGTCCCACTCAGTACACTTGTGGCTAGCACAGGAGGTGTTTTCGATGGCTTCTAATATCAATGCAAAATGGACCGACGAAAAACGAGAGTGGTTCCTGCGTCTGATCGGTGAAGGATATACCACGCCGCAAATCGCTGGAATTATGGAACTCAGTACATCCAGTATCCGTAAGGCCCGCACGCGGTACGGCGTCCCGACGATTTACGGCCCACCAAAAAAACCGAAACCGCAGAAAACAACAAAGCCTCACGCCCCATGGCCAGATGAAGTCAATAAGCGCATGGTCGAACTTGCTCACCAAGGCATGACGGCGCAACAAATCGCAGTCACTATCAAAAAACCGAAGCGCACAATCGCTAACAAATGCCGGACGCTTGGGATAAAATTAAACCCCGCACCAAAAGGGCGTGTCATATGGACGCCAGAGGAGATTGAGGCTGTCCGCGCGATGGTAGGTAATAATTATTCATCAGGCCGGATCGCGGGCACCATCGGTAAGACTAGAAACGCAGTGATTTCCTTGTGTCGCCGCAACAAAATAAAGTTTCAACCTCTACGGAACGTTCCACTAAGCATAGGGCGTAGGAATAAAATCGTTGAGAAACCTGACCTTCCAGATATTTGCATACCGGTTCAAATCTCCACCCCATCAGTCACCACGCCGTTTTACGCGCTTAAATCCGGGCAGTGTAAGTGGCCATTTGGTCATGCCGCATATGATATGGCCTGCTGTGGTGAACCAGTGTCGTCACACGGAAAACCCTATTGTGAGGCGCACAATCTAGCCGCCTATAATCCGCCACCACCTAAGGCGTTCATTCGTGGCGCTCACAGGGCCGCATATAGATAAAAAAACCCGCCACTGGATCAGCAATGGCGGGCAGGCTCAGGCACAAATCGCGGAATGGAGTAACTTTAACAAGTGGTGCATAGACTTGACGTTCTTATCATACACCGTTTTCTTTCCAGTATTATCCACTATCTCTAAAAGGATGTCAACTTCACCTTCTTTAAGAGCCTTTTCTATCGCTAGAGCAAGGGTTCTGGCGTCAGTCATTCTTCACCGCCTTCGGCCTTGGCGATTGCTGATCGTGCCATGGCTAACCACACGCCCGGCTCACCCGGAACGTTCCAGGGACCACCATTGTGACCATAATCTGCGACCGCTTTTTTCAACGCCGTCAGCATATCAGGTGCGGCTCGCTGAACGTACACCTTAGCTATAACCGCCCGCGCACGATCGACGGCCTTGTATACAGCCGCATACCAGTCAGGATCATCCATATGAATCGTCCCGATTGTATCAGCCGTTAGCACATCCAAGCATTCTTTGAGGGCGCCTAATAATTCTTCCTGTATGCTCATTTTACTCTCCTATAAAAAACGTGACTTCCTATACGCGCCACAACCTTAGCACCATCAGCCCATCCTGGATGTAAGCGTTGCTCGTGGTAAAATAACGCCCCACCTGTTGGGTCCTTTATTTTTCCGGCGAAAACCGCCTGTGCAATCCTTACAGATCGTTGCCATTCGCGGCCACCATCGGTAAGAGCCTCACGTGTGATTTTTCTTAGGTTTTTATCCGACCCATTTAGGGCACTGAATTGTGCGTCATGAAACACCACATCCTCAACAGTATCCCCCCACCGACCAGCATCCAGGCGGTTCAGCGCCACGTGCATCACAGCCGCTTGGCCCCTATCCGATTCCCCCCGTGCTTCGCCATACCCTATAGCGGCAAGCAATCGTATCTCAGGGGCAAGTGTGGCGCGCTCATCCAGAACTTCGCCACGCTCAGCGAGTACCTTTCGCGCCCATTCCGCCTCATAATCAATAGACGGGTCAGCAGGGGCTATTACGGGGCCGCGTGGCGCGTCGTTCAGCCCCCGCCCCTGTACCATAGCAACCACTGATAAACCGGCTACAGCGGTTAAAAAACAGCCGTAAACCGCACCTTTAAACCAGCCGGGTGTATCTGTGCCCGGCTGGGTATCGTCATAACCCCGCCCGCCTAGGTATAAATCCCTATAGTGCCCCATGATCACCCCCAAGGTTTTCAGCCTGCGCTGCAAGGGCTTGGCGTTCTAGGAATTTTTTCGCAGGTCCGCCAAGGTTGTCATAAACAATGTTGCTAACAACCCCGTTACAGAGCGCACTTTCACACAATTCATACGCGCTCAGGGCTGTACACAGTTGCTCTAACTCACGATCAATCAAATGATCGTATGTGCTATCATAGAACCCCTCAAAAGGGATTGCCGTTTCAAGCGTGGTCATTGTCTCATTCTCCTCTGAGTGTTATGTTACGCCACTATTTGTCGGATCTTCGCGCGTGCTTCATCCAGTGCGCCCGGCAATATCTCTTGTCAGCTCTCCCTCAATTGTTACGCCTGCGCGCCCCACGGCATCGCGCAACACGTCGCCTAACTCATCGTCCGCTATGTCTTCACGAGCAAGGCAAGCCAGGCACGCGGCCAGCAATTCAGGTGCAGCAGCGATCAGGCGGGCGTTGGC